CCGTGTATATCCCGGCGGGCGGTCTCTCCGAAAAGCCTTACGGCACACTCTTCGGCAGACCCGTTGTTCCCATCGAGCAGGCATCCGCAGCCGGGGAGGTCGGCGATATCATCCTTGCCGATGTCGGTCAGTACCTTCTCATCGACAAGGGCGGTGTCAAGGCGGCAAGCTCCATCCACGTAAGATTCCTTTACGATGAGTCGGTCTTCCGTTTCATCTACCGCGTGGACGGTAAGCCTATTTGGAACAAGCCTCTTGCACCTTACAAGGGCTCGGCATCCGTGTCTCCTTTCGTAACTCTCGCCAAGAGAAACTGACGATAAGAGGAGGTGGGGTGCGTGGTAAGTTTGCAAGAAGCGAAAGACTTCCTCCGAGTCGATGGAGACGATGAGGACGCCCTCATCTCCTCACTCATCATCACGGCGAAAGCCTTGGTGGAGGAGGTCATTCGGAGAAAACTCGAAGACTTCGATGAAGAACCCGAACCCGTCCATCAGGCGATGCTCATAGTGGTATCCACCTTATACGAAGAGCGACAGATAAGCAAAGACAAGTCGGGTGTGGACATTGGCGAAACACTCGACCTTGTCCGCCGAATGCTGTTCGCTTATAGGAGGTCGAAATTCTAATGGACATCGGAAAGCTCAACAGACGGGTGGAGGTCTTGCGGTTCTTCACTACAAGAGACGAGTACGGTGGCGAGGTCGGCGAATGGAGAGTCGTAGGTCGTTTATGGGCAAGCATTATGCCCGTGAGCGGAACGGAATACTTCCAATCGCAGACGGTCAATGCCGAGACGGTCATCAAGATAACCATCCGATACAACCCTCGGATAGACGTAATGAACCGCATCCGATACCAAGGCAACTTATACGAAATCATCGGTGTGGTGGACGATAAGACCGCCCACCGAGCAACAATCCTCAACTGCAAGGAGATGGTAAACAATGAGTTACAGCGCAAAGCAGAGGAAAGTCAAAGTCGGAGTGGAGGGGGCAAGCTCCCTTGTGAAAGACCTGAAAGCGATGGAGGATGCTGCAAGTGCTGTGCTGATGAAGGGAGCGACAGCCGGGGGTAAGATTGCCCTCGAAGACGCTCGTCAGCATTGTCCCGTTGACACGGGAGCATTGAAAGCATCTCTCCATTTGACCGAGGGCAAGGCAACCGCCACTAAAGCCACGGTACAGGTGGACTACGACAAATCCCTCAAGTATGGCACACACGTCGAGCTTGGGGCAAGAGGACGCCCGGCAAACCCTTTTCTGCGGAATGCCGTGGACAACAACATCAATCAGATCAATGACGAAATTGTAGCCGAAATTTCGCGTGCTGTGGGGAGGAAAATATGAAAGACATATCCCAAGCAGTCTTTGAGTACCTCAAGACCAGAGACGAAATTGTGGGGCGTGTGGGCGATAGGATATACCCGATCGTTCTCCCACAGAACGCATCTCTACCCGCAATCGTGTATTCGCCTGTTCTTGCCAACTACGATTCGGCTCTGCAAGGCGACACGGGATACGTTCGGCAAACGATGCAATTCGTCTGTCACGATAGAACCTACAAGAAAAGCCGAGAGCTGTCCCGAATGGTCAAACGAGCCTTTCAGGACTACCACGGCGATATGTGCGGCTTATGGATCGAAGCCGTATTCATCAAAACGGATTACGAGTACAACGGCAATACCGCCCTCAAATACGATACCGAGGAGTATATGTCGAGCATCGAATTCGACATCCAATTCAACGAAAAATAGGAGGATACAGTATGGCTGTAGCAGGAAAAAACGGTAAAGTCGTAGTCGGCGCGGCGAGTACCACAAAAGTGGTCGGCATCAAGAATTGGTCGCTCGAACTTTCCCTTGAAACCCTCGAAACCACCGCTCTCGGAGACGATTGGAAGAACTATATCACAGGTCTCAAAGAGTGGACTGCATCGAGCGAGGGTGACTACGAAGTCCCCACCGATACAGCGGGACAGAAAGCATTGCAGACCGCCTACCTCAACGGAGAGACCGTAGTGGTCAAACTCTATGTGGACGGCAGCAATTATTACACGGGCGAGGCATACATCAGCAGTCTTTCCATTGAAGACCCTGTCGATGATGTCGTGTCCATCAGCATCGAATTCACGGGAACGGGAGCATTGACTTTCGAGACCGGGGGTAACCATTCGGGAGGTAGCAACTAATGAAAAAAGGCATCACTTACGAACTCGATAGACCGAGAACACTCCGATACGGAATGAATGCACTCGCCAAGATCGAGGACATCACGGGCAAGTCGCTCATGGCACTTGACCTCAAGAACGTGGGAGTGAAAGACCTCCTCGCAATCGTCTATGCGGGCCTTTATCACGAAGATAAAGACCTCACCATTGAGGCAGTCGGTGACCTCATTGACGAATACTCCGACCTTAACGAAGTAGCCGATAAGGTCGGCAAGGCTCTGACCGAGGCATTCGGCAAGAACAAAGGAAAACCCACACAGGGGGAATGAGTTCCGCCACCTTTGACTTGTCCTCTTTTTGCGACCGAGCGGTAGTGATGCTTGACATCGACCCGTTGGTCGTTGGCGAATACACACCATACGAACTGACACTCCTCTCGAAAGCCAAGACCGAGCGAGAACAAAGAGCCTTTGAAGACGATTTGTGCCTCGCTTGGCACACAGAGGCATTCGCCCGGCAGAAACGCTTGCCACAACTTGAAAACGTACTCAAGAAAGCACGCAAGCGACCGAGCAAAAAGAGTAGCATGAGCGATGCCATTCTAAAAGCAATGGCGGCGGAAAAAGGTGTGATTATCAAATAAGGGGGTGAGGATAATTGGCTGTTATAAGAAACCTTGTCGTTAAGATAGCGGCGGACATTTCCTCGCTCTCAAAAGGCTTGCAGTCGGCACAAAAGCAAATCCAAAAGGTAGCATCGACATTCACCAAAACGGGTACGAAGCTGACAGCAAGCATAACCGCACCGCTAATGGCACTCGGAGGAACTGCGGTCAAGATATCCGCCGACTTTGAGCAGTCGATGGCAAACGCGGCATCGGTAGCGGGTGCAACGGGAGAGGAACTCCAAGAGATGACCGACCTTGCCCGTGAGATGGGTGCGAAAACAGTCTTCTCAGCATCCGAGGCGGCTGACGCACTCTACTATATGGCATCGGCAGGTTACAAGGTCGACCAAATGGCTGACTCCATTGAGGCAACCCTGAACCTTGCATCGGCAACCCAGAGCGACCTCGCCTTTACCACCGACACCGTCATCGCAGCCCTTAACCAATTTGGTCTCGAAGCAAGCGAAGCAGAACGAGTAACAAACGTCTATGCGGCGGCGATTGGTGCATCCATGGCGAATATGGATAAGCTCTCGACTTCAATGGGCTATGTAGGCCCTGTTGCCAACTCCCTCGGATGGGAAATCGAAGAGGTCACGGGAGCATTGAGTGTGCTTTATAACGCAGGCTATGACGGCTCGACCGCGGGTACATCCCTACGCCAAGCACTCGTCTCCCTTATGAACCCCACATCGGCGGCAGTCGCAGTCTTCGATGAGCTCGGCATCAACCTCGAACAACTTGACCCCGTGTCAAATGACCTTGCAAGCATCCTCGACACCTTGTCCAATGCGGGAATGACAACCGCACAGGCAATGGAGGTGTTCGGAGCAAGAGCAGGTCCGGGTATGCTTGCCCTTATGAGTGCGGGTGGAGATGCAGTCCGAGATATGACCGCAGCGGTCACGGGAACGAACAAAGCGACCGAGATGGCAGAGACCCAGCTCGATACATTGAGCGGTCAGCTCAAGATAATGAAGTCGATGCTCGAAGAGGTTGCCTTGCAGTTCGGAGACATCCTCATCCCGATCATACGAGAACTGCTCCAAAAGTATATCACACCGCTTATAAACAAATTTATGGGGCTGTCCTCAAGCACCAAGAAGAACATCGTGGTAGTGGCACTTTTAGCCGCAGCCATAGGTCCGCTGCTCCTCGTGATAGGAAAAGTCATCTCAAGCGTCGGCACAATCGTAAAATTGGGGTCGCTTCTATTCTCCAAGGTAGGACTCATTATAGCCATCATCGCAGCCGTGGTTGGTGTGCTGATTTACCTGTGGAACACCAATGAAGACTTCCGCAATGCGGTCACCGCAATATGGGAGAAAATCAAAAATGTGATCCTCAAAGTGGTCGAGACCATCAAGGATTGGTGGAGCAAAAACGGCGAAAAAATCATCAAAAATGTAACCAAGGCTTTACAAACCCTATGGAAATGCTTCAAACAGGTATTCTCAAAAATATGGGCAATCGTAGAGCAAGTCTTCGGAATCGTGGTCGACATAATCGTTGACGCGGTTGGTTTTATTCTCGAATTTTGGGAGACGCACGGAGCCGCAATTTGGAACGTGGTCAAGCAACTGTTCACCTTTATTTGGAATATCGCCATCAACTGTTTCAACGTGATAGCCGATGCGGTGATGAAATTTTTGACCTATGTCCGCCCGATTTGGGAAAAGGTCAAGCAACTGTTCCTCTCGCTGTGGGACACACTCGTGGCACTCTACGAAACCCTCAAGCCCGTTTTCGAGCTCATCGGTGGAATCGTGATGACACTATACGGTGTGGTTTCCTCGGTGATAGCGGGCGTCATCTCCGCACTCGGACCGCTGATTATGGCGGTACTCGACATCGGAGAGGTGGTCTGCTCGGTAGTGCAGATGGTCTGTGCTTTGCTCCGAGGAGATTGGTCGGAGGCTTGGGAGCATATGAAAAATATCGCCATCAACCTATGGTCGGCGATTAAAAACGTATTCCTTGGAATATGGGAATTCATCCAAGGCTTCTGCGATGCGATGGGTCAATTTTTCGGCAATCTCGGCTCAACGATAGTCGGCATTTTCAAGTCCGCATGGGACGGCATCTCGCAGTTCTTCGTGAATTGTTGGGAGGGCATCAAGTCAGCCTGCTCGTGGATATGGGAGCAGATAACCTCGCTCTTCTCCTCGATAGGTGACTTCTTCAAAAATATGTTCACGCAAGCCTTTGATTGGGGAAAAAACCTGATTCAAAATATCGCAGACGGTATTAAAAAGGCTTGGGATTCCGTGGTAAACGGAGTCAAGGAGATCGGACAGTCCATCAAGGACTTCCTCGGCTTCGGTTCGCCTACCAAAAAGGGACCGGGTCATACGGCAGACGAATGGATTCCGAACCTTATGGATATGATGGCACAGGGGATGTACGAAGACATTCCGCTCATCCAGAGAGCCGCAATGCAAGTGGCAAATGCCCTCAACTTCAACAATAGTCCGAACCGAGCAATGGTCGGCACGGGAGCAAGTCCCTACGGAGAGCTCCTCAACGGTCTGCTCCAAGGCTTGGGTACACCCGGCGGTGAGGGTGGCGAGAACGGAGACGAACTCGTCTTGGAGATTGACGGACAGACCTTTGCAAGACTCATCGTGCCGAAACTCAACAAAGAATACAAGCGACACGGCATTACACTCAAGGAGGGATAACGATGGACTTTTTCAAGGTCAACGGCAAGCTCATCAAAGCACCGACCGAGATAACCGTGTCCACCGAAAACCTCGACAAAGCCGAGAGAACGGTGGACGGTACGATGGTAGTCGATATCATCGGCGAAAAGCGAAAACTCGACTGTACTTGGGACTTCCTCTCGAAAGCGGATATGAAGACGCTTGCCGAGCAAACAAAACACACAGCCTTTACCGAGGTTACCTTTCACGACAGAGAAACGGGTGAGCTCGTGACCATGACGGCAAGGGGCGAAGGACTCGCCTATATGCCGCATTATAATTGGTCGCGGAGCGAGCTCGTTTGGAAAACTGTGACGATATCGTTCAAAGAACGATGAGGAGGTGGCTATGGACTATTCAAGCAACCCCCGCAAGGTCTACGGTAAGGTAGAAATAACCTATAGCGATGCCGATATCAGCAAAGATATCGACACCACGGAGAGCGGTAACTCCGAAATCAGCCACCCAAACGAGGTCTATCTCGGATACAACATTCCGACCGTCAAGGCTTGCACGATGGACGGACACAGCACGATGGACGGGTCATACCAAATGATGGGAGATTCCATCGTGCTTGGGTGGTGGAGCGGAGGTCTTTGTGATGCCAACGGTGTGTTCCAAAACAAGCCGTTCATCGAGCTGACCTTCGTGCAAAGACCGATAATCTCTTGGAGGATCAAGGGAGACAGCAAACTCAATCAATACCCCGTGGATTTCACGGTCGCATACAAGCGAAACGGCACTACGGTTCGGACGGATACAGTAACGGGAAATACCGCAATAGAGGTGTCGCTCAAACCAACGATAGATGACATCACATCGGTCAGGCTGACAATCAGCAAATGGAGTACCCCGAACGCTTGTGCCAAGATTATGCAGTTCTATGAAGAGCTTCTCGAAATCTACGAGGGAGACGGATTGCAGATGTTCGAGGTCGGAGAGGAACTCGGCTCTGCGGACGGAAACTATAACATTAACTCCGACACAATGACCGTCAGCCTACACAATGCCGACCGAAAGTTCGACAAAGGCTACTTGCGGTCGCTCCTCATTCTCGACCGAAAGCTCAAGCCGAGCATAGGGGTCGAAAAGGACGGAGAGGTCGAGTGGACAGAGCTCGGCACGTTCTACTCGGACGAATGGAACGTCAGCCAAGATACGCAATGGGTCAAATGCTCGGCGGTGGATAAGCTCCTCCGTCTCCAGAGCAAGACCTATATGGGATTCCCGCTCACCGCCAACGTGTCGCTATACGAAATCACCGAGGATATCTTGGGACAGGCAGGAATGACCGCTGCAGATTACAAGATTTCCAATGAACTCAAAGACATCATCGTAGAGATGGCATTCATCCCCAAGACCACAATATGGGACGCACTCCAAGAGATTGCGAATGCGGGGCTGTGCCGAATCTTTATGGACCGTGAGAATAGAACAAACGTGAGAGCCGAGGGGGCGATAGCAACCCAAAGCTCGATACGAATCCACCCCGGCAATATGTTCTCCTATGTGTCGAACATTACCCTGACCGAGTTTGCAAACAGCATCACGGTGGACTACTCCAAGATAACCATATCCGATGACCTGATCGACACCGCCGAATTGAGTGTGATCCTCGACCCTTACGAGAGCCGAACCATCGCACTCAACTACACCTCGGAGGTGGCATATGCCGCAGCGATATCCGATAATGCGAGTGTTCATATTAGCAACTTCAAGAGCGGCGTCAACGCTTGCACGATGACCATCCGAAACAACTCGGCAAGCACCGCATCGGCTCTCATTACAGTATCGGGCAATGCTGTCGAGGTCAACTCCACGACCATATCGGTACGGGATGAGGACAGCATCAGCAACTACGGTGTGGTTGAATATACTCATCCCGCAAGCGAACTTGTGCAAAGTCAGGAACACGCCGAGTATATCGGTAGTGTCCTACTTTCCAAAATGCGAGCTGGCGAGGGTGTTGTAACCAACACTTGGAGAGGCAACCCCGGACTTCGTCTCGGAGACGTCTACGAGAGCGAGGATCGATTCGGTGATGAGGGGCAGTTCGTGTGCGAATATAACAAATTCACATACGACGGCGGCCTGAAACAGGAGACGCGAGGTCGAAAAGTATAGGAGAGATTATGGGAAGAAAAAAGCGAATCATTGTACAAGGCGAGGCTTTCAGCATCGCCTTTTTTCACGTCGGACTCCCCGTGATAGACGATGAAAAATACGAAATCACGGAAAAGGACATCCTGACGTTCAGCATTGGAAGAAAGAACCGAAAGCCTATCCTCACGAAGACCTACCCCGGCGAGATCGTGAAAGAGGGCGAGGATAACTTCTTCGTACACCTTACCGCCGAGGATACAGGGATACTACCGTGTCTGCATTATCAAATGCAGCTCACGGTCAACCTTGAAGGAATCGGCGAGGAAATATACACTCTCGTCAAAAACGAATTGGAGGTGGTTGCGAAATGAGTGAAGAGTGCAAAAGCGGATGCGGCGAGTGCATTCACGTGCAGCCGTTCCGTACCATTACCAAGACCTATGAGGGCATCGAAAACGACACAGTCGCAGTCCTCGTGGACAACAAAACTCGTACCATCGAGGTCAAGCTCAAACCTCAACAGTACCAGAGCAAATATGCATTTCCCAACCGAGGAGACGCATCGGTCATTTATATCGATGTCAAAGAGAATGCCTCCTATCGTTGGGACGAAACAACCGGGCAATATGTCTGTGTAGGAACAGACTTCACGCAAATCAAAATTATAAACGGAGGTTCAGCGAAATATGGCAACTGAAAGAATTTTGGACAGTAAAATCCAATTAAGAAACGACACGGCGGCGAATTGGAAAGCCGCTAATCCCGTCCTTCTCAAGGGCGAGGTGGGTATCGAAATTGATACCCGAAAGATGAAAATCGGTGACGGCATCAGCACCTATACCGCACTCAAGTATGTCAGCGATGACATCGTGGTAGCCAATACGAGTCCCACCGACACCGACACCAACTATGACGTAGGTGAGCTTTGGGTCAATCAGAGCGAAAAGACCATCCATCTGCTCATCGCTACCTCGAACACTTCCGCTGTGTGGAAGAGACTCGTAACCGCCGAGGAAATTGTGGTCGTAGCAGAGGCGGTCGTAGCGCAGAAGCTCAAGACCGAGAGAACCATCTCGCTCGTGGGTGATGCAACGGGTGCGACTACCTTTGACGGATCTGCCGATGCGACAATCACCCTCGTTCTCAAGAACACGGGTACGGAGGCGGGTACGTTTACCAAGCTCACCGTCAACGAAAAGGGACTCATCACCAAGGCAGAGCTTCTCACCCCCGATGACATCCCCACGCTGACCCTTGCAAAGATTTCCGATGCGGGTACGGCCGCAGCGAGAAACGTAGGCACGGAGGTCGGCAACCTCGTTGAGGTTGGTGCAAACGGAAAAATCTCCGACACTGTCCTTCCTCCTCTTGCAATCACCGAGACCTATGCGGTTGCAGATGAAGCCGAGATGCTTGCACTCGCCGCCCAGAGAGGTGACGTAGCCATCCGCGCCGATGAGGATAAGTCCTATATCCTCAAGCAGGAGCCTGCGACCGACCGAGGCAATTGGCTTGAACTCAAGAGCCCCGATTGCAAGGTTCACTCGGTCAATGGTAAGGTCGGAGAGGTCGTACTCACTACCACGGATGTCGCAGAGGGCGATAACCTCTATTACACCGAGGCAAGAGACACCGCCAACTTCGATACCAATTTTCCCAAGAAGACCTCGAAAGAGCTTGCGGACGGTGCGACTGTTCTCCATGAGACCGACACCTACGTGATTAACGGCGGCAACGCATAAGGAGGGGCTTCTATGGCGGAGAAAACAATCAACGGCAAGCTCCAACAGAGGAACGACACCGCCGCCAATTGGCTCTTGGTAAACCCAATCTTACTCGCGGGTGAGATTGGCATAGAAAACGATACGGGAAAGATGAAGATTGGTAACGGCACGGACGCTTGGTCAGCCTTGTCGTACTTGGGAGTGGGACTTACGCAAGCCGACATTCTCAACTTCACCTATCCCGTGGGGTCAATCAAGATAACCACTACCGCCGAAAACCCCGGCACTCTCATCGGAGGTACTTGGGAGCGATGGGGCAACGGCAGAATGCTCCTCGGTGTGGATGAGAACGATGCGGACTTTGCGTCAGCTGAGCTCACTGGCGGCGAAAAGACCCATACTCTCACGACCGAGGAAATCCCAGCTCATACTCACACATCCACCATTCCGACAGATGGAACAGCAATTGCGGCTCGTATTCAAGGCAATGTCGTAACAGCCCTCGGCTCTGATACGACTTCGGATGTGGAAACGACAAGCATAGGCGGCGGTCAGGCACACAACAATATGCCTCCGTTCATTACCTGCTATCTGTGGAAGAGGACGGCATAAGGCGGTGACTACCAATGGCAACGTGGACAGACCCAAAGACAACCCATACAGCCGAAGACCAAGTCACCGCTGACTTATTCAACGTACTTGCCGAAAACGAGGTGTACCTCAACGATACCAAGATCACGACCGGGCAAGTACAGAATGCCACAGTCAGCAGCACACAGGCAACCTCAAGAACCAACATCGCCGCGTCGGAGACGGTCAAGACTGCATTCGGTAAAACCCGAAAGTGGTTTGCCGACCTCAAGGCGATGGCATTCAAGGCATCGGTGGCAACAGCCGACATCGACAACGGTGCTGTCACCAATGCCAAAATCTCATCAGTCGCAGCAAGCAAGGTCACAGGACTTGCAACCGTGGCTACCACGGGCAGCTACAGCGACCTTGTAGACATCCCAAGTGACGTAGACCTCTCACCATATATCAGGAAAGCAGACTTACTGAACTACCTCTATCCCGTAGGGTCAATTAGGGTCAGCACATCAAGCACGAACCCCGGCACCTACCTTGGAGGAACATGGGTACAATGGGGAGCGGGTCGAGTCCCCGTGGGTGTCAATACAAGCGACTCCGATTTTTCGTCAGTCGAGAAGACAGGCGGTGCGAAAACGCACACCCTGACGGTAGACGAAATACCATACCACTCTCACGCAATTACCAACCAAATCGGTACAAACGGTTACGAATCCAACAAGATCGTTTACAACTACGATATGGGTACTAATGGTTCGGCAAAAATATATAACACGGGCGGCGCAGGTGGAAGTGGAGCTCACAATAACTTGCAGCCGTATATCACCTGCTATATGTGGAAACGAACCGCATAAGGAGGATAAATATGGCAACATGGACTGCACCAAAAACCAATCATACACCAGAGGAACAGGTTACAAGCGACCTCTTCAACAAGATAGAGGGCAACATCGAATATCTCAACGATACAAAGATTACGACCGGGCAAGTGCAAAATGCCTCGGTCAGCAGTACGCAAGCAACAACGCGAACCAACATCTCGGCAACCGAGACCATCAAGTCGGCATTCGGCAAGATTCGGAAATGGTTCGCAGACCTCAAAGCCTTGGCTTTTAAGGATACGGTCGGGACAAGCGACATTGACGATGCAGCGGTTACAACAGCAAAGATAGGAGCAACGGCGGTCACCTCCGCCAAGCTCGCATCCAGTGCGGTAACCACGGCAAAAATCAGTGCAGGTGCAGTCACCGATGCCAAAATAACCTCGGTAGCGGCAAGCAAGGTCACGGGCCTTGCCACCGTTGCCACAACGGGTAGTTACAGCGACCTAAAGGATATACCGAGCGATGTCGACCTTTCACCATACATTAGAAAAGCCGACCTCCTCAACTACCTCTACCCTGTAGGGTCTATCCGCGTCAGCACCTCAAGCACCAACCCCGGCACTTATCTCGGTGGCACTTGGACGCAATGGGGTGCAGGTCGTGTCCCTGTGGGCGTGGACACCTCACAGACCGAATTCAGCACCGTTGAAAAGACGGGCGGTGCGAAGACACACACACTAACCGTTGCACAAATGCCTTCACATACCCACTCGGGTTCAAGTGGAAATGCCGAGGGCAATCAAGGATTCTATAACACGTTTAATGGTCGAGTAGGCTATGCGGTTGAACTAACTTATAAGCCTAACGGTGGTGCGAACATAGGCGAAAGCACGGAAACTCTCGCAACGGGCGGTGGTGGAGCCCATAATAACTTGCAGCCCTACATCACTTGCTATCTGTGGAAAAGGACTGCGTAAGGAGGAAAATATGACAGCAACAATTATCAGCATAGTAAGTGCCGTGGTCAGCGGTATGGTGCTATACTTCCTAAAACGGTACTTCGATAAAAGAGACCGAGAGCAGATCGAACACGACAAGCTCATAGCAAGGGAGAACATTCTTATTCTCAAGAGCATCGATGCAGTCGGCAAACTGACCTACGCTGACGCCATCGCTATCCGAGACGGAAAGACCAACGGAGAGATGGCAGAAGCCATCAAAGCATACAAGCAAGCAGACCAAGAGCTCTATGAATTTCTCTTGGAGCAGAATGCGAACAAATGAGGAGGAACACAATGAAGAAACTTCATACAGCAATCTTTTGGGCATTGTCCCTTACGTGGGGCTTGCCTATGACCCTCATCGGAGCGGTCGTAGCCTTGGTGCTTCTCGTGACCGGGCATAAGCCGAAAATCTTCCACGGACTCGTTTATTTCGAAATCGGCAGGGGTTGGGGCGGTGTTGAACTCGGAGCATTCTTCGTAGTCAACCGAGGAGCAAGCGGCTCCATCAAGCGACACGAATCGGGACACGGAATACAGAATATCATCCTCGGACCGTTTATGCCGTTTATTATCAGCATTCCCTCGGCAGTCCGATATTGGTATCGTGAATATCTAACGCGAACCAAGAAAAACGTCAAGCTCCCACCTTACGACTCGATATGGTTCGAGGGGTGGGCAACGAAGCTCGGCGATAAATACTTCAAGGAGGTCTAACCTATGGAACAATATTTGGAACTCATCAGCGTACCCGCAATTGCGGCAGTCGTTTATTGGCTCGTCAACCTCATCAAGTATGTGGTCGGAGACAACGAAACATTCAAGCGGTGGATTCCCATTCTCGCCACCGCCCTTGGTGTGGTCTGCGGAGTGGTTTGCTACTTCGCCATTCCCACAATCGTACCCGCCGAGAATATTCTCGTAGCCATCGTCATCGGTGGTGCAAGCGGACTTACCGCAACGGGTGCAAATCAGATCATCAAGCAGCTCGGTAAGGGGGACAATAAGAATGGATAAGGCAAATGCAAAGAGAGCCTTCGCCGATGCTATCGTGATGAAACTGTGGATGCGAGGTCTTATCAGCAACGAGGAGCGAGACCGCATCCTCGCCAAAAATAAAAGTACGTTTATTTTGTAAATTCTCGCAAATATCACTGGACTTTGCTTGAATTTTACGGTATTGTTTGTCCTGCCCCAAGCGGGTGGGACAAACTTTTATACCAAAAATAGTTCCCACAGCGCGGGAGATTAAAGAGATAAAAAGTCTCAAAGGAGGTAAACATGGGTAAGAAAAGAGCCGCAGCTTATGCAAGAGTCTCAACCTCAAGGAAAAGCCAAGAGCATAGTTACGAATTCCAGAGTGCTTATTGGGCAGAAACCTTGGGCAACAGCGCCGAGTACGAATACGTTGGCATCTTCGCAGACAAAGGCATAAGCGGAAAGTTCGCAAACCGCAGACCGCAGTTCCTTGCAATGGTCGATGCCTGCCGAAAAGGTATGATAGACATTATCTTCACCAAATCGGTACAAAGGTTCAGCCGTAACACCGAAGAGCTGCTGACGATGGTTCACGAACTGCGAGAAATCGGAGTGGCGGTGGTATTCGAGAAAGAGGGCATCAACACCCTCGACCCCAACTCGGAACTCTTCCTGACCATTGCCGCCGCCGTAGCCGAGGACGATTTGAGCAGATACAGCCAAAGCGTGGTATGGTCGATAGTCGATAAGTTCCAAAAGGGCGAGAATGTGATGGGACACAGCCTATACGGCTACTACGTAATCAAGAACCGAGACCTCGTCATCAACCCTGACGAAGCCTTGGTAGTGCGAGAGATATTCGAGCAGTTCGACCAAGGAATCAAACCGAATGCCATCGCAAAGGAGCTGAACAGCCGAGGGCTACCATCCCCACGCGGTAGTATGTGGAATGACTCGCAGATACGAGCTATGCTTGCAAACGAGAAATATTGCGGAGACCTGCTCCTACAGAAAACATACACCGACAACGGTACAAAGCGAACCAACAGGGGCGAAAGAGCCCAATACTATGTCGAGAACAATCACGAACCGATAGTCAGCCGAGAGCTGTGGCAAAGGGTGCAAGAGAGACTCGCACGGCAAGCCAATCCGAAGCTCCAAGGCAGAACCCAAAAGACATACCCCTTCACGGGAATGATTATCTGCGGAAAGTGCGGACACAACGTAACCCATAAGGTCAACAATACGGGTACACCGCACCAAGCAGACTTTTGGAAATGCCACCATAGCATCAAACACGGCAAAGCGGTATGCGACAACCCCGGCATCAAAGACACCGTCCTCAAAGAAAAGTTCATCGAAGCCTACAACGAATTCGTCACCATGGGATACAAGGGCGAAGAGGACGGCAGAATAGCAGAAACACTCTCGAAACTGTATGTGGAAGAAAAGGAACTCATACAGTTATCCGCTCGTGGTTGGATATCCAAGAACGACTACGAAACAGAACATAGGGCGATTCGTGAACAGATCGTAAGACTTGAAAGACAAGCCGAGGAAATCCGCATCGCCGCCATCAGCTCTTCCGACTGCAAGGCAATCACCGAGTTCGATGAGGAGAAACTGCATAGATTTGTAAAAAAGGTCACACTCCGAGATTGGGTTGTGACCTTTGAATTTTATAACGGTGTGACGGTCTCAAGGGACTACACCAACGGACAGCATGGCAACATCCAAGATTGGGTGCGAGAACATAGAAAAAGGAGGAAATCATAATGGCAACAGCAACAAGGGTCGTAAGACAGATACCCGTCAACTTCATCAAGAGCTCGGCGGTCGGCATCGTAACGAAAACGAAGGTAGCCGCTTATGCGAGAGTCAGTACCGACAAGTCGGAGCAAGAGGACTCATTCGAGAGACAGGTCGAACACTACACCCACTACATCAAGAGCAGAACGGATTGGGAGTATGTGGACATCTACGCTGACCCCGGCATCACGGGAACGAGAGCGGACAAGCGACCCGAGTTCCAAAGAATGATGGCTGACTGCCGACTCGGAAAGATAAACAAAATCCTCTGCAAATCAATAGCGAGATTCGCACGAAACACGGTAGATGCCTTGGAGTCCATCCGAGAACTCAAGGAACTCGGCATAGGGGTGTACTTCGAGTCGCAGAACATCGACACACTCACCCCCGGCGGCGATGTCCTACTAACCATCCTCGCTGCGATGGCTGAACAAGAGAGCCGAACAATCAGCACCAACGTAAAATGGACATTCCAAAAGAAGAGAGCCAACGGCGAGGTAACATTCAACTACACGCGATTCCTCGGCTACACACGAAATGAGCAAGGCGAGATCGAGATAGTACCCGAACAAGCCGAGATCGTCCGCCGAATCTACCGAGAGTTTATGTGCGGATACTCCTCCGCAATCATCGCACGAAGACTGATGGAAGACG